AGACCCTGTTTTGATAATCACATAGGTGTAGCTATCAATTGAGCTTGCATTGCCAGAAGTCGGTGCTGTACCGCCTTGCCACTTTGGAGTGACGGTGGAGCCATCTACTTGGACAACAGAGTTGTAGTAGGCAGTAGCGCCATTGGTTACCAAGAAGGTGGCAGAGATGGATTCACCTGTCTGCATCACAGTGTTCAGTGTCGTACCGCTTGAGCCTCTGAAGTTGACCGTAAAGTTACCTGATGCGTTGGTGGTGTAATACAGGACTGACTGGGTTGTGACATCGTAATTGATTGTGCCTGTTGCCGCAGTTGCAGAGATGGTGTTCACCTCGGCAATGTTTGGAGTCCTAAATGCCGACTTAGAAGATGAACCAGCGGTCTGCAAGCCAGAAGTTGGCGCATTAGTGCCAATACCCAAATTGCCAAGCATGTAGTTATCAGCAGTACCTGCCATGTACAGGTTCCAGCGATTTGCAGCACTTGCTATGTTGCCAAAAAACCCAAAGTTGTTGGTTGCGCCAATTAATGAGTTATCAACAAAAAATCCACTTTGGTTAGTTACTGTTGAACCTGCGCCAAATGTTCCTTGAGTTGCATCATGGTGTCGCAAATTTGCTAATGTAAACGTATCGGCTACAGTAGACAAATTAGTTCGGAATCCATATGCAACAGAAGTTACACCAGACTGAATTGTCCCGTTAACAGTAGTACCAGCAGATAGCACTGCTCCCGTAATGTTTTTACCAACCACCAATGATTGACCAGCAGCAGGCGTAACACCTATACCCACATTACCGCTGGAGTCGATACGCATAGACTCAACACCACCCTCCGTAAAGGCGATGGTGTCAGCGGCAGGAAACCAAATACCCGTGTTGGTGTCGCCTGTAGTGGTGATGGCGGGAAGTGCCGCCGTGCCAGCGGGGAATACAACACCACCAGTACCGTTAGGCGTGATAGTGATGTTGCCGTTTGTATCAGTGCTACTGATCGTGTTGGCATCGAGGCGAAGATTGTCTACATCAAGCTGGGAGAACTTACCTGTAGTTGCCGTGGTAGCACCAATTGTCGCGCCGTCAATCGTACCCCCCGTAATAACAGCAGTTGAAAGTTGCGTGTTAATGTTATTAAAGTTAGCATCAAGCTCCGCATTTGTCAGCGGAGAACCTTTACCAGCACGTGTAATAATAACTGCCATGTGTTACTCCTTATACCGCTGACAACGTAATCGTCCAAGTAATTACCATTGAGTCAGCAGCAGCTTTATTCACAACTGCAAAAACTGTGCGGCACAGCATGTCTCCGCTAGAAGCAGCATTAAAAATACCCGCCTCTGTTATCGCTCCTGTGCCCTCACCCGGAGAAAACGTGCTTACATAAACAACGCTTTCATTGTTAGCGCCACTAATTGTGGTGCTGGTTAAAGCCTTACGACTACCTAACAGATTACCTAAGTCAGTGTCTCCTGCGGCGGCGGGAGATGTGCCCGACCCCACAGCCATATGACTCATTACGTTTTTAGCAACACCAACCATGCGGCTAATGATGTAGGCTAACCCTGCGTTTACAACAAGGTTATCAATTTCGCGTTTTTCTTTTATTTGCCCGTACTGATCCATAATTACAATACTAAGCCGACCACGCGACAGAAGGTTTTCAATTTTGTTCATGGCAACTCTCTTTTAGGAAAAAGCGCGGGACTCGCCCACATAATCTTCTGCAAAATAACTCATATCAACAGTGTAGTTTTGGATAGACAGCAATCCAGAACTAGCCGCTGCAAAAACCTCGGCCAATACTTTAGAGACTGCAAACGAAATTTGCGCCCCTAAAGTATATGTTGGGGTAAGGGGTGCTCCAACTACGTAATCTTCGTCGAAGTACAATGCACCGTCAAAAGTTGCTACCCCGTCAAGAGGTTGCTTATTGGGGACAACACCGATGCTTTCAGACGCTGTTGTAGAGTCACTCAGCGACTTATCTGTTGCGCGACTTAGAGCGTCAGTGGTACTTGCTGTATCTGTAAAAACTAGAAATTTTATAAAATCTCCAACTGCAACAGCAAGTCTTTTAGAAAGCGCAACTGTTCGCAGCCGAACTCCAAGAGTAGCCGTAGCTAAGCGCTTAAAAGGATTAACCGAAGTTCTTAACTTCATGTGAAATCTTCTCGAATAGTAAATTGCAACAAATCAAAAATTGTTTCCCGTAAACCGGAAGCCAACACAGTCTCGACTTCGCCCTCATACTCGCCAGCATCAAGGTCTAAATCTGTAGCCTGCCAAGCAATAATAGCAACTCCTGTAGCAGGAGCAGTGATAGTGGCATCGCGGCTTACCAGAACGGTTGTTGTATCAATTGCACGAAGATGCAAAGTTACCGTTGCCCCTGTTAAATCAACGGCGCTACCAGTCAGTGAATCAGTAAGTGTGAGCCGGAGTTGCGGGCCAGTATCATCACGTACAAGTTTAATTGTGGGCATATCAAGCTCCGAAAGGCTGCATCTGAACACGGAACATGCCGCGAGAATTGCTCAAGTTTGCCCGTGCTCTACGCTCTGCGGTCTGCGAAAGAAATTGCTTGGCGTGATACGCAGCCAACTCACGATCAGACCAGTTAGCATTAGGCAATACTAGCAACTGCTGCAATGCACCATGCACAATGACATCTTCAAGATCATCGAACACTACCTCGTCCATAGCTGTAGCAGAACGTGTAGGTTTGAGGGCGTAAAATTGTCTTATAGTGTACGTACGCTCTGCATCCGGCAGCGGTAACACTATAAATTGATCAGGAGAAATCTGTGCAATAGAGCGTGGCTCTGAACCAAACTCTTCAATGTCTTGACTGGTAGTGTATTTATCCACCCATTCAGGGTATAGCATCAATGCTTGATCTAGCGTCAAAGGCTCAAGGGTTTGGTTGTTCATCAAAGAACTAAACACAATATGAACCTGTGTATCAGAAGGTTTGCGGTACGTATACAAACATGTGCCGGGTGTTAGATTAAACACAGGCTGTTGATACCGATACGCTAAAGTTTTTTCACAAGCTTTGATAGCTGCATCACGTACATACTGAATAACTGTAGGGCGCGGGCATCCGGGCACACTTGGCTGTAGCCTTGGGACAAGTGTAGAAAAATCTCTAGTAGACATTAGACCACCTGACGCGGATCAAGCCCGCCTTCTTCTGTGTCTGTGATGACACGGGATTGCAAACCAACGCCCAAAGTCATTACAAAAGAATCTTGAAATAATTTAGCACGTCCAGAATTTACGTGCTCGTTATCAATAGATTCAGCTAAAAATACTGTACCGTCTACAAGGACAGTAAAGTACGCATCGGGGAGAGTGATTGTGTCATTGAGCGCAAACGTTACTGGAGAAGATACGTACTCGCCTACCAGTATTGTACTTGCAATCGGCGCTGGATACACAAAAAAGTTTGTTGGGTTGCGCACATGCCGCATAAAATTTATCGGCACATCTGGCGGTTCAGTTACCCAGTTAGGATAATTTTCGTTAAGTGTTTTACGCGACACTTCAACTACTGCATCCCCGTCTTTAACATTAAAAATCTCTACCAGCCGAACTGCACCTGCGGGACAATTTTGAAACACAGTAGACGTAGTAAGCGGAATATCACCAATCGTTGTAAATAAATCCGGGCGAAGCAACACCATACGTTTAATCGTTTGGTTTACAAAACCTGTAAGAACTGCGTCGCTGTAACGAAACGTAGTCTTAGTGTCTTGTATCAAACGCCTAACTTCGGTGATGACTTCGCTCGGTGTCATTTTGGCATTCCTCTAGCAGCTTCTTCAGCCAACTCAGGTGGAGTATACGGCGGAGCTTCAGGAATTTCCGCAGTTGTTAGATCAAGCGTACCTCTTTTTCTACGCACGGTAGGCTTATCCCCCTCTGCAATCTGCTGTACAACAGCAGGCGGAATAAATCGTTCTGGGTATGCAACTTCTTCAGATATAACTTCACATTCAGGATTTTTTGCCAGAATGGGATTGAAGTCATAGATAAAGCCGTCTGCTTTAACCCGAATAAACATCTTGCTCATTTTTTACTTTTCATCATCATGGCAAGAACTTTAGGCGGCATAGATTTTTTCTCTTTGTCTTTCATTACTTTGCCTCCGTCTTTATAGGACATCGGTTTTTTAACCGC